GCAACTGTATAACCAGCTCCAGCATTTGTTAATCTAATTTCTTTGATCGAATAAACTCCAGAACTAACTGTTGTTATTGCAACTGCTTCCGCATTATGTAATGGATTCCCTGATGGTGATGTTGAAATAGCGACAGTTGGTGTGGAGGTATATCCACTGCCATCGTTTGTGATTGTAATTTCTTGGACGTATCCAGTTCCGATAAATGGTGATACTTGAGCAGTAGAACCAATACCAATTAGATTCAAAGTTGTAATAAATCCTTCTTCTTGAACTTGAGAATCTATTTCATAGATTGAAGTATCAATAACTTCATCCTCATATTCAAATAGTTCACATTTTAATTCGTAAACATAAAGTTTACCTAATTGATAAAATGGTTGCTCATGTTCAACAAATTTAATTTCAAATAATCTCTTTCCAAGAGGGAAATATATTAAATCTCCTTCTCTAGGTCTAGTTGACAGTGAAATTTCACTAGAGTCATTTTTCTTTAAAAAAGTTGAAATAAAATCTTCAAATCTTTCTTTTGATATTGTGATTGTTAATTCATCTCTCAAACTAATTCCAAACTTTGTTAAAATATCTCCAGATCCAGAATGCCCTTCATAAGTATTTACATAAGCTTCTATTGCAAATTCTTCATCAAATTTTGATGCTTGTATTTCTTCAATAATTTCTTTTCTATTTACTATTTTTCTTGGTATATAAACAACCTCTACACCAAACATTTTGAGGTGTTCGTTAATTAAACTCTGAACAAGACTTTGCTCTCCAGAAGATCCATGTAAGAAAAAGGGATTAAGTGCCATTATCCAATAAAGTCGTAAGGTGGTAATTCATAATCCATAGTCATTCTTTCACGAATTTGTTCCAATTCTCTTTCAGCATCTTCATATATCTCTCTTCCATTTAGTTCAATTCCACCAGGAAGTTTAACACCCCTAAACTTAATTAGATTCTGACCCCATTGCCTCTTCATGAGAGCAGTTAAGTATTTTTTTACAAAACTATCATTATATACACTTGTAAAATCATTTGGATCTAAAATTCTATAACAATCGATAACAAAGAAATCATTTTCTGATTGAGATCCCCAGTCAATATCCAAATACAATCTATTTTGTCTTTTATTAAAACGAATTTGCTTATCAGTAGTTAAGAGATGATCAATATCTTCTAGATATGATTTTACCATTGAATACTGAAGCAATTCAACAGAATTAAAATAATATAAATCGTTCAAAAATAGTTGATACTTAATGCTAAACATTCCACCAGAGATGGAACTTGTATCAAACTTAAATATTTTTTCAATTCCTATTACAGAATCTGGAACTTGAATATAATTTGAATTTTCGTAAAAGTTAAAAGTATTGGTTCCGTAAGAAGTGGTGGAAATACCCGTTGTAGTTACAATACCAGCGTTTGAAGTGAAAGATCCACCACTATATTTTGCTGTTCCCCTGGCAATATCGTCAGCACTAATTTTGTACTTTAAGAACATTCTTTCGACACCATCAAAGTGCCTCTCATGAAAATATTGAAGAGCATCATCAACCAAATCGTCAATTTGATCATCATCAATATTAACTTCCAAAACAGGAGCACCTAATCTCCTAAGGCAATAATCAATTAGTGATTGTCTACTATTTGGTTTCATTTGTAAGTAGAGTATTAGTGCTTATACTAAAGTATGTTTCATTAAAAATATTTATATTCAAGTCACACCTAGTGCTGCCACAACTTCTTGTTGTCTCAAATACAACTTACAGTAAAGTTTTGCAAAATTTTGAAGTTCTTCAAAATTTAACTCTTCAATCAATCTTACATGCTTTTCATATTCAAACATTTTGTTAATGCTTTCAAGAACAATTTCATTTGGGTCCATTGAGTATCTCCTTTAGAAGTGATTTAATTTCATCAATATCATTTTTTATTTGATCCAATTCCTCCTTTTGTTTTTTCTTTTCACATTTCATTTTAATGTATTGGGAGTATTCAAATGTATCAGTATTGACAATAGCACCAGTCTTTTCATCTCTGAAAAGATTTCTATGTCCTTCTACGGGAATCATGCTAGTGCTATCGTCCTTAAATCTTTCAATCTGACTGGATGTGCTTCATCGGTTCCACTCATAACAATTTTTATAACAAATCCAGTAAACTGATCTAAATCATCCGCACTAAATTGATACTCTAAGAACTCACCATCTCTACTTGCGCGAACAAAAGCATCTGGTAGACCACTATTTTTTGTTGAGTCAACAACACTATCACCAAAACCATCACCATCAGTATCTGTTAAATTATCATATCCTGGGAATAGTTCGTAGGTTGGTTCAATTTCGCTAGAATCTGCTCTATAAAGTTTATAAAGAACTCTAAAGTCCGCAGATGAATGGCGATATGCATTAACAAAAACTTTTAGTGAAGATGCTGGTTGCTTCAGATTAATTTTATTTGTAATATAAACTGCAGAATGTGGATCTTCTGAGTTTTGATTTACTCTAGCATCATCTGGATAACTTGCAATTGGATTATTAACTCTATTTCTTGCTAGAGCAACAAATGCAGTCTGTGTATCAATTACTGGCGAAAGATTGGAATCACTGGAACTGAGATCTAACTCAATGGTTAAAGACTTATTCTTTGGAAGAGTTGTTAAATATTCTTCTTCATTAACTTCAGAGCAAACTAATCTGGTCGAATCCAAATAATTAATTTGATTTAGTTCAACAGATTCATAACCTTGGTCAATGAATGAAATTTCAGATCCACCAACACTAGTTCCAGAAACGGTTCTAATTTTTGCAGAAACATTTGTATTCTGACCTGGAGTAATAACATTATATTGTGGAATAATACCATTAAACTGGAAGTTTTGTGAAATCGATACCTTTGATCCACCAAGTGTTTTTTCATCAGTAAAACTCATTTGATTATCACCAGTGCTTCTTTCACTTCTATCAATTTGAATGTGGTATCTATCAATATCTCTAGCAGATTTTAAGGTCGAGTCTGTTGGTAATGTATGTGTCGTATTAATTCTAGATAGAGATATTCCATTCAATTCATACTTATAAATTTGATCTCCTAAAGTGTGAGTTCTTGTTCCTGAGAGAAGCAAGTCATTTCCTCTAGATCCAATTCCAAGAGTTCCAGAACCAATACTATCGTAGTAAATAATTTCATTGTTTATTTTCACATAACCTTTAGATGTACTAATTCCCTCAAAAGTGCCAAATATTGAAGTGTTGGCAACAGAAATGGTGGAATCACTCAGTCCAAGATCTGCAGTAATCGTTGTTGGAATTGTATTTGGATCTACATTTGAAATAACAACCTTATTTGTATCTTGATGCATACCATGATTATATTGAGTTATTTCCATAACTCTTCCATCATATAGGTTGTTTATTACACTAGAATTTTCTCTTACAGTTACTCCAAGTGCTACAGTAGTAGAACCATTATAGTACTGCAAGTTATCATTAGTTGCAAAACTCTCACCTTGAACATTTGTCAAGTAAAGTGTATCGACACCATCGATAGTTGAAACCGAAATCTTAGCATTTTTGCCTTTTGCAACACTAGAAGTTGTAATTCCAAGAATATCACCAACAGCATAACCATTTCCAAAAGAAGTCACTGTTGTTGTAGTCAGTCCGCTATTGTGGAAAGAAACAGTTGCTTCAGCACCACTACCAGATCCAGTTATTGAATATAGTGGAACCGAAGTGAATGTTCCGGTGGAATATCCTGTTCCAACATTTGATGTTGTGACTGTAGCGATTTTGCTACCAACTCTTTCAATGTAACCAGTAGGTCCAGAAGAACCAGTTTTATTAATTTTAGTTCCTGGTATAAGTTTGGAAAGTAGAGATGCGTCAGAAGTTTCAGTTGAAACACCAAGTCTCAGTTTTCTTGGTAGTGTTTTGATTGGATTAATATTTAATTCTGGAATATTCTCATCTTCAGAACTGAGAGATGGGTTGTAGAAAGAAACTGTTCCACTATTTGAAGTAAAGTTTGCTTTGTACAACTTAAATTTAAGGTCTTCAAACTGACTTGCAGTCCAAATGGTTCCATTTTGGGACTTAAATAGACTTCCACCAGTATACTGACGTGTTACAAGAACATTTTCTGGATTAGGTAAGTTTTGTGTGTTTACCGTTTTTTCTCCCATTCTTGCACACCAAAGTTCATAATTATCTGAAGTAGGAGCAAGAACTACGATTGCATATTCTGTATTTGGTTGTAGATAAACTGGCGATGAGAATTTAAGATTTGTTGGAACTGAAGCATTTTCAGATGTTGTTATTTGGTCTGGGAATACTTCAATTTGAGCATAGTCTTGT